GTCTCGCGTTCACCTGTTAGTGGAGATATGGCAAAAGATTCCTTACATATTTGCAGGTTTAACAGAGGTGTCTATTGTACTATGCTCCACTCTTTGCTGCCTTAAATACATCTCATGGCCTTTCGCTATGATGTAAGCCACCGAACCGCGGGCAACACCGCACGCCTTGGCCACATCGTCGAGCGACAGGTTGCGCTCACGGAGATCGTAAGCCTTGCGACAGATGTCTGCGTCCTGGGCGGTTGCGGTGATCTCGTAGTCCTCCTCCTCCTCGAGCACCACGATGGGTGCACCGAGGGCGGTAAGTTTGGTGCTGCGAGGGTAGGACAACCAGCCACGCTGGATGCCTAGGGCTACCAGATCTTTGGCTTCGTGCAGGAGTTTGACGCGGTCGAGGTCGTATGGTGTTTTCATTGTAGGATTAAAAGGAAGGTGATGGGTCGGTGAACCGGCAGAACTGGCCTTCGTACCAGAGGGGGACGAGGCCGCACTCTCCGTCTCGTTGTTTGGCGACAGCGATGATAGCCTCGCCGTTGGCTTGGTTGCGCTCCCGGTTGAGCAGCAGCACCAGGTCGGCGTCACGTTCTATTTGCCCAGAGTCGGCCAGGTCGGTGAGGCGAGGCACGCGGCCCTTGTCCTTCTCGTTCTCCCGATTGAGCTGGGCCAGGGCGACCACCGCGGTCTTGGTGTCGGAAGCAATGGCCTTGAGTCGACCAGAGACCTCGGCGATCTCGTAGGTCTTCTTCTCTGCTGCCTTGGATCCGTGAATCTTCTGGAGGTAGTCGACCAGGACGAGCTTGACGCCCCATTTCCTGACAGCCCGGCGGATCACCGCGGTGATGGTGGCGATGCCGGACACACCGGAACCGGAGACAAAGTAGATCGGGCTGCCGGCCACCTTAGCGGAGGCGCTGGCCATAGCCTTCATTCCGCCTTCATCGAGGTCGCCGGTCTTGATGTCCTGCATCGGTATGGATCCTACGGTCGAGACCATACGGCGCACGATAGACTCATCGGACATCTCTAGGCTAATGAAAAGGGTTGGCACCCGTTGGTCGATGGCTGCTGCCTTGGCAATGGCAATGGCAATCGCTGTCTTTCCTATCGATGGCCTGGCTCCGATGATGGCTAACTCACCGAGCTGGAAACCATCGGTTAACTTGTCCAAACGATAGAAGCCGGAAGTGATGCCCGAGAGCTGGCCTTTGCGGTTGAACCTTTCCTGGGTTGCATCAATGAACCGACTTACAACGGACTTGGAGCTTTGTACTTCCTCCTTGGTGGCCTCAACGGTGAGCCCTGCCTCGGCATTACAGACGATTTGATCTACGGAGAGGGTGGTGACAGCGGATTCACGTATAAGCCTGTCTCCGGTCAATCGCAGATGGCGACGGTGGTGAGCTTCCAAGACAGCCTTGGCAAACTCGGGATGGTTGGCCGGGCTGGCGCATATCTCGTCGCATTTGTTCAGGGCCTCGAAAGGCACCGGATTACCGGGCATCGAGCGTTTCCATTCCTTCACCACGCTCTGGAGGTTGACTGGCTCGGCCTTGGCGACCAGGCCTTTGGTCACCTCGAAGATCTGGCGGAGGCTGTCGTTCTGGATGGCCTCGGTGGTGATCCTTGAGAACACCTCGTAGCAGACATCCGAGCCACCGGATAGGCAGGCGCCCAGAAGGCCGAACTCGTCGTCCTCGGCGAAGTAGGGGTCGCTCATTGGTAGTCCGAGATGTTGAGGCTGGTGGTGGCCGCACGGGATTCACCGATACCAGGCATAAGACCGCTTCTAACCTTGTCGACCTCACCGTTCCAGTTGTTCAGCAAAGCCATAGCATCTCGTCGAAGATATGGGTCCTTCGACTTGTAGCGTGCTTCGACGAGTAGGATGTCCTCCTCCGGTGTGTTGAGCTCAAAGACCTCTTTCAAGGCCTTAATCTCCTTTGAGCTCCATCGGGTGTCGTGGCGACGACGAACCATAGCACCGATTCGTAGGCGAAAGGCTTCAAGGTCGGGACTCAAGGCTTTCTGCGAAACTCCTTCCTTTCCATTCCCTTCCCTTCCCTTCCCTTCCCCTTGACCCGCGTGGTCGTCGCGTGGGTCACGCGTGGGGCACGCGTCAATTTCCTCGGTGTTTATTGGCGTTTCTTCAATGTTTCCTTCTGGATCCGGCAGAATAGACTGCGATTCCCGGTTGTTGATCACCTGGTGCTTTAGGAAGCTGGGGATGAACCCAAAGCACGCGTCACCCACGCGATACTTGATAACGAAAGCACGCGTGGCCAACGCGTCGAGCACGCGTGAAAAGTCGACGCCATCGTATGGCAACACCTGCACACCGATGCGCCTGGGCTCCCACTTAAAACGGCCTTCCCGATCAGCAATGCACCAGAGGCCAGCAAAGGCCACGCGGATCGGTAGCTTGGTTGCCAACTCTGCCTCAAACAGTCCCTCGTGGTGGAAAAACTCGGGCTTGATTGTGCGGATTCTCATAGGTCGTTTTCCTTTTTGATGTCTTTCAACGTGACTTCGTTCCTCAATTTTCCGAGCCATTCATCGGTCATAATCCCAGCTTCAGCAGCATCCTTGACAAGGTGCATGATCTCAAATGGAGGCCATCCGATCTCATGTCCTGCTCGCTCAATAAAAAACAGGCATCCCTCGTCTGGATCTATGTCCTGCTGCAACATTTCAATCTGCCGTCCAATCTCAAAGCACGCGGAAACCTCCCACAAGTAAAAGTAAGAAGGCCTGGGGCAGGAATCATCGTTTCCTTCAACGTGACACTTCCTGCAAAGAGTGACCATTGATTGGCTTGGATATTCCCAGGGCATCCTCCCTGAGATGTAGTAAAAGTGATGAACGGTCAGCGTGTTGGTCTTCGACGAGCACTTAATGCACTGAAAGCCGTCTCTCGACATGATTTCCAGGCGCTTCTTCTGCCACTTCGGATGTTGGAGCTTTTCGGAATAGGTCATAATTCAAACAGAAAACCCCGTCACGCATCGAGGTGAGGAATCGCGGAGAAACAACGCGACGTTCACGATACGGACGGGGAAAAATTGATTGATCATGTTTTCTCTGAAGGTTCAACGCTCACCTCTCACAGCTCACGTTGACGGGTCTTCCTTATCTGCTCTCCTGGTCGATGTCCAGCCCTCAGTAAGCCGGCATCAGCACATCAGCCACCGCCTGGGTGAGCTTCACGTCCTGAAGGCAGTAGTTGATCGCCGCCTGCCGGTCGGTGTTCCACAACAGGCTGAAGTCGGCGCCGCTGCCTGACTTCTCACCGAGTCCTAGGTGCCGGCTGATGGACGCAAGGCTCCCATGGGCCCGGTTGTCCCCGAGCTGCCACACCTCGCGCAGGTCGACCACTAGCTCCGACCAGTAGCGGCCGTTCCGCAACCAGTAGGGCGGCATGATCTTGTGGCGCCAGGAGCGCTTGATCAGGAAGGGCAAATCGAAGGCTTTGACGTTGAACCCGATGAGCTGTGGCTGTCGCTCGTAATAGTTGAGCAGCGACCACCATTGTCGCAGCAGGTGGGCCTCACCATCGGCATCGGCGCAGAGGATGTTCTGCTCCTGGTGGTCGACCCGGTAACCGATGCAGAGCACCTGGCCCGACAAGGCATCCAGGGCGGCATTGCGAATGTAGTCGGCCGTGTGGCTCTCCTCGGCCTTCTGGAGCTTCTCGGCGATCAAGTCAGGGTTCTTGATGTTGCCCATCTTGACCTGCGTTGGGTCGAATGGCGGAATGTTGAGTTCTGCGAGCGGTAAAGGCCCGGTCTCGATGTCGAAGTAAATGTTTGGATTGGCTGGCATTTGTCAGAGTTGTTTAGAGTTGATGCGCGTTTGTCGGCCGATGCGCGCCCCCGGCACTACGAGTCCCCGACAGCAACAGGCTGCCGGAAGGTGGTTAGATCTTTTTGCCGCAATGTGGGCAGACGAGGAAGTTAATTGGCTCCCGGGTTGTCGGTACACCAAGCCACTCGCAGATCTCATGATAGGAGACCCACCCGAAACCGCGGACAGCTCCTGGTCGAAGGTGTCCGGTGTTGTAGAGGTCGAGGGCCTCCTGGCGTGTTGTTATCGACAGTCTATCCATCATGTTTGCTGTCCGGGTCGAGAACGGGAATCCCCATTGGCGCAGGATCTCCTCGTGCATCTCGGCTGCCTGCTCGATCTGGTTGATGCGCTGCCGAGAGAGTCCGAAGTGCTGCCCGATCTGCTCGAGGGTCTTGCCTTCGGATCGCATCCGCACCACCTCGGGCACTTTGTCGACCAGCTTAACGTAGGGCTTCCTGGTTTTCATATTAGAAGGGCACGTCATCGAAGTCGGGTTGGTTCTTGGCGTTGATCTGCTCCAGGCGCTCATTGATGGCAGCAATTAGCTGGATGTCCTCCTGGGTCTTGCCCGGGCTAATCTTAGCCTTAGGCAGCCAGCGCTCGGCTAGGCCTTGGACGGCGTCGTCGGTCAGCTCCGAGATGGCCACGCCCTTAAATTTCCCGACGTGCACCTGGGTGGTTGAGAGATCTGGTGAGCGTTTGGTTGATCTATCAGGAGTGATCGCCTTCTTCTGATCGTCATCCTTCGGCGGCCTGTCTTCCATCCGTACCCACAGGCCCGAGGGCTTGAGCGGCTCGCCGTTCTTGTGAGCCATGATCAGCTTGATGTTGCTGAACGTCTTGGTGCCGTCCTGGCTCTGCTCATGGACGATCACCACGGTAGCCGGTCGGCCGATAAGGCTGTCCAGGTCGAGGCTGGTGGTCTCCTCAGCGGTAAGGGCCCGACCGTGCCAATCTCGGAGGAACTTGGTCAGGCCGGCCTTCTCATGCAGGCTGGCTGTCATCGGCGCCGTCATGACCACCCAGGGCTGTACCGGGTTGCGGGTCTTGTCGATCATGTCCAGCTCGAACGCGATCTTGAACTTCTGCTTGGTGCCGTACTCGGTCTCGTAGGCCTTGAGCGGCGTGATGTCGACGCATACCGCGCGGCCGGTGTACTCGGGGCACGGCGTGAAGGTGCCGCCGGTTTGTTTCGTTGATACTGTGATTCCCATGTTGTTGCTGTGTTGTGTTGTTGTTTACTTGGAGGCCTGTTTCTCGACCTCCGAAAGCTGTTTTGCCATTCGGTCGTATTGCGACCAGTACTCAGGCCAGGCTGCCTTGATCTTCCTCAGGTTCTCTTGGTCTGCCACCAGCGCCGCGGCGCCTAGTTTGCGAACGAATGACCCGCCGTATTCGATCATCGTGAATGCTACATCAAAGTCTTTCATTGGATAATAAAGTCGAAGTTGATCTTCCAGTTGTCTCCAAGTCGGTTGTAGGTGTCGTTACGGATCTTCCAAGTGCGCGGGTCGCGGGTAGTTTTGGTGTGACGGCAGCGGATACGGACGTCGATATCTTTGAGCGCCACATTCCTCAGCCGGTCGTCTTCAGGTAGTTCGTGCAGGTGTTTCATTTCAGCAGGTGTTTGATGATAAGGTTCCGATCTTTGATCGTCGCTCGTAGAATTTGCTCCAGCACAACGTGAGGGTTGATTGTCGCGACGTGTTTCCATTCTGGATTACCATCAATGTGTTTGGCTGTATCAATACTCTCAACGCGGACAATGCCGTTGATTTTGTTGACGTATATGAATGCGCAATCTCTCATTTGTCCTCCTTCGTTTTGTGCGAGTTGTTGTAGTTTTTCCACGCTGCCACTTCTAATCGTTTTATGAGTTCCTTTGCCGCGTTGAGTTCGCGTTCAAGTTTACGAACAAAACTAGACTCGCAAACTGGAGTCATGTCGTCGTGAATCCAGTATACAAGTTTCTCCCTCTGGTCAGTCCTCGGTGTATCACTCACGGCTTGTCCTCCCTCCAGAGCAACAGATCCGCTCGCATCGAGTCGTTCTCCTCCTCCAGTTGCTTCAACCGATCCTCCAGTTTTCGCACCTCAAGAGCGATTGCTCGGAGTTCGCGGCTGTCGTACCAATTTGGTTCTTCAGCGATGTTTATGATTCTCTCTTCAATGCTCACGGCTTGGCCTCCTTGGCTTTGCGCCAGTTGACGGTTGCCAACAGGCCAATGATCTGGGTATTGGCTAGCGCATCCCCCGCCTCCTCCAGCCGCTTGATGTGGTTTATCAACTCTTCCAATTCGTCGAATGCATCATCTGCTGAGATGTCTT